TGCATCACCTGTATGGCCATCTCAGCAAGCGCGTGCCGTATGGTGGGTACTGGATGGAAAGGACAATGAAAATCGTTCGATATCATTCTCTATGTTAACCTTTTGTTGAAACAGCAAAAGGATATAGGGAATGAAAAAAGCTATCTTCGGAGCCACATTACTTCTGGCATCATCAACTTTTGCGGGAACAGTTGATGATTATTTATCACGCCATCCGCAATTAAAAGAAAGCGCCACTGTCGATATTTATGTAAAACGCATGGCATTCATGATGGCATTAATGGATGCACAACAACGATATAATAGGTCAGACGATGACTTTATATATCAACTCCTTTCAAGCAATGGTGATAAATATGCAAGGATGGGCGTAAGGAAATTTGCCCGTGATTGCAGGATAGAGAGGAGTATAGGTCAAAGTGGCGATCTTAATAAAGAAGAGTGTGATTTAATAATCAAGGCAGACAAACAAAAATAGGTTAAATAAAAAGCAGCATTTGAAATGCTGCTTTTTTCTGTTAGGTGCCAAATGAAAGAAACAATGACCAAAATAATACTTTCTGGAGTATTAGGTAAAACTTTTGGGAAAATTCACTATCGTTTAATTAGCACTGTTCATGAAGCAGGGCAGGCATTATCGGCAACGATACCAGGCTTCGAAAAATTCATGATTACCAGCAAAGAGCGTGGACTAACCTATGCGGTATTTAAGGGTGAAAAAAATATTGGGAAGGATGATTTAGGATTTCCTGTTGGTGGTGAAGTCATCCGAATTGTTCCTGTTTTAATTGGTAGTAAAAAGGCGGGACTGCTTCAAACAATTCTTGGAGCAGTTATTATTGTTGCCTCTGCTGTCGGCTCTTACTTTGTTCCTGGCAACCCCGTGTCAGCATTTGGTTATAAAATGGGGGCTGCTATGATGCTCGGCGGCGTTGTTCAGATGCTCTCCCCACAGCCAGCAGGCTTGGCCCGAAAAGAATCCGCTGACAATAAAGCGTCCTACGCCTTTGGGGGCGTGACGAATACTGCCTCTCAGGGATACCCGGTCCCTTTGCTTTATGGCAAACGCCGAATTGGCGGAGCCATTATATCTGCCGGTATTTACGTAGAAGACCAGCAATAAGTTTTATTCAGTAAACCATCCAATTCAGGCCACCTTGCGGTGGCTTTTTTTATGGGCGTAATATGGCAAATAACATAATTAAAGGGCGCAAGGGTGGCGGCTCAAAGCAGCGTACACCGACGGAACAGCCGGATGATTTACAGTCCGTTGCGAAAGCCAAAATTCTGCTCGCATTAGGTGAGGGTGAATTTGCAGGTGGTTTAACCGGGAAAGATATTTATCTTGATGGCACCCCGCTTGAAAATGCTGATGGTTCGCAAAACTTCAGTGGCGTGTCCTGGGAATTTCGCCCCGGCACGCAGGCTCAGACTTATATTCAGGGTATTCCCGGTACTGAAAATGAAATCAGTGTGGGATCGGAAGTTTCCAGCAAGACAGCCTGGACCCATACCTTTACTAATACCCAGCTTTCTGCCGTTCGTGTCCGCCTGAAATGGCCGTCCCTGATGAAACAGGAAGATGACGGCGACGTGGTGGGCAATACCGTCAAGTATGCGATTGACCTGCAGACCGACGGCGGCGCCTGGCAGACGGTGCTGGAAACCGCTGTCACGGGTAAAACCACCTCCGGTTATGAGCGGAGCCATCGTATTGATCTGCCCCAGGCCGGCAGTACCTGGACGCTACGCCTGCGTAAAATCTCTCCGGATGCAAACAGTGTCAAAACTGGCGACGTGATGACGCTGCAGAGCTATACCGAAGTGATTGACGCGAAGCTGCGTTATCCCAACACCGCGCTGCTTTATATCGAGTTCGACTCCAGCCAGTTTAATGGCTCCATTCCGCAAATTTCCTGTGAGCCGCGTGGGCGCGTGATTCGTGTGCCGGATAACTACAATCCGGAAACCCGCGAATATACCGGCGTCTGGACCGGCGGGTTTAAATGGGCCTGGACGGATAACCCGGCCTGGATCTATTACGACATTGTTATAGCTGACCGTTTTGGTCTCGGTAATCGTCTGAGCAGCGCCAATATTTCGAAATGGACGTTGTACCAGATTGCACAGTACTGCGATCAGCTGGTTCCTGACGGGCGCGGTGGTGACGGCATGGAGCCGCGCTATACCTGTAACGTCTATGTCCAGGAACGCAACGATGCTTACACCGTGCTGCGAGACTTTGCCGCCATTTTCCGGGGCATGACCTGCTGGAACGGTGAGCAGATTGTTGTGCAGGCTGATATGCCGCGTGATGTCGATTTTACCTATACGCGCGCCAATATTATCGGCAAACCCCGTTATTCGAGCAGCAGCAGCCAGGTTCGGTACACCAACGCCCTGGTTTCCTGGTCTGATCCGGATAATGCTTATGCTGATGCAATGGAGCCGGCGTTTATCCCGGAACTGGTTTCCCGCTACAGTTTTAACCAGCTCGAAATGACGGCGATTGGCTGTACGCGCCAGAGCGAAGCCCACCGTAAGGGGCTGTGGGGCATACTGACCAACAACAAAGACCGGGTCGTTGAGTTTGATGTGGGGCTGGACGGTCGCATTCCTCAACCCGGTTATATCATTGCCCTGGCGGATGAGTTGCTGGCCGGACGGGTCAATGGCGGGCGGATCAGCGCGGTGAATGGCCGGGTGATTACGCTGGATCGTGATGTGGATGCCAAACCTGGCGACCGCCTCCAGCTAAACCTGCCATCCGGGATCTCACAGAGCCGGACCATCCAGGCCGTTAACGGACGCCGGCAGATTACGGTCACAACGGCGTACAGTGAGACGCCAGAACGGGAATGCGTCTGGGCCGTAGAATCTAATGACCTCTTTCTGCAGCAGTACCGGGTCACAGGGGTAAAAGAGAACGGCGATGCCACCCTCACGATCACCGGCGTGTCACATGACCCGGATAAATTCGCCCGCATCGATACCGGCGCGATTATCGATCAGCGCCCGGTTAGCGTATTGCCGGCGGGCAACCAGTCACCTCCTGACGATATTGTCATCACATCCCGCTCGGTCGTGAATCAGGGGATCAGCGTCGAAACGATGCAGGTTAACTGGTCAGCGGTCAGCGGCGCTATTGCCTACGAGGCACAGTGGCGCCGTAACGACGGGAACTGGATCAATGTGCCGCGCAGCTCGACCACCTCGTTTGAGGTCAGCGGCATCTATGCCGGTCGTTACCTGGTTCGCGTCCGCGCGATCAATGCGGCGGAGATTTCGAGCGGGTGGGCGTATTCCGAAGAGAAAACCCTGACCGGCAAGGTCGGCGAGCCGCTGGCACCGCTGGCGCTGGCAACCCGTTCGCTGGTTCATGGGGTCCAGGTTAGCTGGGAGTTCCCGACCGGCTCCGGGGATACGCTGCGCACAGAACTGCAGTACAGCAAAAATCAGGACGGCAGTGCACCGATGCCGTTATCAGACGTGGCCTATCCGGGGAAAAGCTATCAGCAGATGGGCCTCAGTATGGGCGCAGAATTCTGGTATCGGGCGCGCCTTGTGGATCGTCTTGGCAATGAAAGCCCGTGGACCGGCTGGGTCCAGGGGATGGCCAGCGATAACTTTGATGACTACTACGAAAACCTGACTGACGCGATCAAGGATACGGCTGCCTGGGAGGAAACGCAGCGTACCATTAGCGAAACGCAGGAAGGTATCCGCAATACGCAGCAGGAACTGGAGCAGACCGCTGAAGCTCTGCGTAAGGAAGCCGAAGACCAGGCGAAGCAGGTCAGCCAGGATATTGATGCATCGGCGAAAAGCATCACGGCTGATGTTGACGGGAAGATCTCCGCCGTGAATAAAACCATCACGGATGAAATCACCTTGGTTAATGAGACCCTCGACGCCGATATTGCAACAGTAAACCAGGCTCTTGATTCTGGTCTGGCTCAGGCAAACAAAGGCCTTCAGGAGGCAAAATCCGCCGTCGCAGATGCGAACAAGCAAATCGCAACTGTGAACAAGTCGCTGACCGACAGCATCACCCAGGTCAGACAGTCAGTTACCGATACGGCTGCGGAAATCAATGCCACCATCGACCTGGAGATTGCCAGGGTCAGCAAAACGCTGGCCGACGGCGATGCCGCATTGAATGCGCAGATAAAGACTGCCGAAAATGGCCTGAAGCAGTCGCTGTCTCAGGTCAACACCACGCTGACCAATGCGGTGAAGCAGGAGACCGCGGATCGTATTGCCGATGTTAACGCGAAGGCGTCACAGGCCGCTGATGAACTGCTGGCGGCAACGCAGGGGATTGAGGCGAGTATCGAGAGCCTGACTCAGGTGATGAAGACCGCCGATGAAAATCTGGCGCGGGAAATGTCCAGCCTCGCTGCCGGCGCTAATATCCAGTTCGATTCGCAGGTTATCTGGCATTTCAACAATCAGACGACCGAGGGCTGGACCGGCAGCGCCGGCGTACCGGGTGTGTCACAGGATGGCTGGTTACGCCCGGCGGACAGCGCCACCGATCCGTACATTACCTCTCCTGGCGGGCTGGCTGTCGATGGTGCGGCGTACCGTTTCATCATGCTGCGCTTTCGTAAAACCGGCAAACCCGTCTGGGCGGGTGAGATCCGCTGGGTGTCTGCCGGCGAAAACTTCAATAACACGAAGCGATACATTGTTGCTGAGCCGGAATATGCCGATGGGGTGGCAACCCTGACGGTGCGTGATATTCCGTGGACAGGGAACATTGATCGTATTCGCCTGGACCTGACGAACCAGCAGGATGCCAGCAACTTTATCGAATTCGACTGGATCGCCGTTGGCCGGCCAGCACCCGGCGCCAGTACGGCGGCTCTGCAGGATGTGCGCAGTACGCTGAGTAACGCGCTGACCGCCGAAGCACAGGCACGCAGCACGCTGGCGGCGCAGATGCGTGGCTCCTATGATGGGAGCGATCTGGAGAAAGTCACCTCCGGGCTGCTGTACCAGGAAAAAACCGCGCGCGTTACCGCCATTTCGGCGGAAGTTAAGGCCAGAGAGTCCCTGCAGACGCAGTTTAACGACAACAAAGCTGCTGTTTCCGGTGAACTGAGTTCTCTGACGACAGAGCAGAGCGCGCAGGCGAGCCGTATCGGTGGCCTGGAAACCAGCCTCGGGAAAAAAGCCGATGCGGCCGCGCTGACGTCCCTGACGCAGAAAGTTGAGCAACAGGGCACCACGCTGACATCGCAGGGCGCCGCGTTAACATCGCTCACTAACCGGGTTGGCCAGACGGAAACGGGCCTGGCTGGTACGAATGAGGCGCTGAGCGGGCTGCAGTCTGTTGTTACCCGGCAGGGCGACAGGATAACCAGCCAGGGTCAGTCCATCACGAAACTGACGAGCGATTTGGGCACGACAAATGCCGCGCTGGCGAAGAAAGCCGAAGCGGCTGCGGTCACTGCCTTAACGCAGCAGGTAGAGCAAAACGGGCGGGATATTCGCAGCAATACTGACAGCATCACCAGCCTGTCGAATCAACTGGTCAATGGCCAGCCGAATCGCTGGTCCCGTCGACTCTATCCGGTGCAGCTGGCTAACGCCGGGACAGTCCCGTCATTCAGCGATGTTCGCGCCGTGGCGCCAACGGTTGTGGATGAGGTGGCCGACGCGGCCAAACTGGACTTTACGTCCGCCGGCAGCTATCTGATCGCGCTGTATTCCTGCCAGGTGAAAGTGGCCGCAGATACCACCATCACACTGGCGCCCGGCGCCAGGGTTTTTGATGATACCGGCGCCATATTTGTGAATGGGGTTCAGGTCGCCTGGGGTAACGCCAGCTGGAATACCGTCAGTTTTGAACTGAAAGCCGGCTGGAACACCGTTGAGTTTCTGGTGAATCAGTGGACCGGCCAGGCGTATATCAACCTGGGCCTGAAGCTGTCAGACAAGGTTGCTGAGATGTACTCCGGTCTCGGGGTTTCCGCGCTGGCAAACGCAGCCGGCGTGCTCAGCTCGAATGTCAGCCAGATTGGCAACGATGTGGTCAGCAATTCGCAGAGTATCACCCAGCTCCGGAATGCGCTGACGCAGACAGACGCGAACGTGGCCAGCAAAGCGGATCAGACGGCGATGAACTCGCTAACCGGACGAGTGGAGAAGACGGAATCCGGGCTGACGGCTGCTAACGCCAACATTACCTCGCTGAAATCCGCTGTACGGGCCGGAAACGCATCAGGCGGGGATTTAATTCCCAACCCGACGTTTGACCCGGCGTATGACCAGATGGGGTTCAGCGTGGTAGCCACGACGGCTGAGGAGGTCCCGCCGGGCTGCCCGTATGGTTATGCGGCCCGAATTGCCAGCCGGGATCACCATCCTAACTTTGCCGCGTTCCCGGCCACGCTTAACGATGTGATTGAGATCAGCGCACTGGTTGCCTGCGGCGCCGGCACGGCGAATTTTAATCTGTATGTTGGCACCGCCGTTCGGCCAGATACGAGCACCGGCGCGCCACTCATGGCGGGGGGCGGGAAATCCCCCTCCGCGACCTGGCAGAGAACCACCTGGCGCTTCAAGGTCACGCAGGCGATGGTGGACAGGGGTTATATCCGCCCGTTCCTGCAGATCTCGCAGAACAGCCCGTATGGCACTGTATGGTTCGTTACGGACTGGCATATGCGAAATGTGACAGCGGCGCAAAAGGTTCAGGATACTGCGGATGCCACGGCGGCGGCGGTTGACTCCCTGACCACCACCGTGACGCAACAGGGTAATCTGCTGACCTCGACCGGCAACCGGACAACTCAGCTGGAAAACGGGCTGGCAACCACCAATGCCGCAGTGGCCAAAAAGGCTGATGCGACAGCGGTGCAGAATTTGACCAATACCGTTACACAGCTGGGCAACGACCTGACTGCTGCGAACAGCGCCATCACGAAACTGACCGGAAATCTGGCTAATACCGATAAAGCGCTGGCGCAGAAAGCCGATGCGACAGCGCTGGCCACGCTCGACACGAAAGTGACGCAGCAGGGCAAAACGCTGGAGAGCCAGAGCAATTCGCTGACGAACCTGTCGAACAGCCTCTCGCAGGTCGCGGCAGATATCGATGCCAGCGGGCAGATACCGGGTAACCTGGTCGTTAATCCCTCGTTTGAACGCGGGCTGGATGGTTACACCGGGCGGTCAACCGCGACCAGTGTGGTGGAGGTTTCCGTTCCTCACAGCGGGACGCGGGCGCTGAAGGTTGATCCGGGGAATGTGACTCCGGGGCAATACATCCCGTTTGTTCAGGGGCGAACCTATGAAATCGGGGTGTGGGTCAAGGAACCCGGAGCGACGACGGATAATGGCGCGGGGAACAACAAGCTGCGGATCGGCAACTCTGCCGGCCAGCCGGTTTTTGAGCGTCCATACAACAGCGGTACGGTGGGGACAAACTGGACCCTGATTTCCGGTCGCTGGAAAGCGACGGAGACAGCCAGCCTGCCGGTGACGCTGAGTAACTATCTGATTAGCGGCAGGCGCGACAGTAGTGTGTAGCTATCTGGTGGGGGCCAGCCGCTACTTCGATGATTTTTACGTCACTGACGTTACCGACCGGGTGGACATCGATGCCACCGCCGGCGCCGTGACCGGACTGACGAGCCGGGTCAGCACAGCGGAAGGGGCCATCACCTCACAAAGCCAGCAGCTGACGAACCTGCAGAACAGCCTGAACACGACCAACAGCAATGTGTCGAAGAAGGCCGATGCAACGGCACTGACTTCGGTCGATAACCGGGTGACAGAGGCGGAAGGGAAACTGACCACACAGAGCCAGCAGCTGACAAATCTGGCGAATGTGATGACGGCCACCCGCAACGCCGGCGACAACCTGATCCCGAACTTTGATTTTCTGCAGGGCAGCACTGCCTGGGATATTCAGTATCCAGCCGGTGTGACCTTTGGCGATTTCGGGGACGGGAAAGCGGGGGTCCGGCTGAACCGGACGACCACTACCAGCCCAGGCATTTTCTCCAACAACAACAAGCCGGTGCCACTGAATGGCCAGCGCAAGTACCGGGTGGTGGTGAAGGCCAAAGGTGTTTCCGGCGCGATGAGTCTGCTGATCCGTCGCCAGAACAAAATCGGCCAGACGGACAGTACGTATGAGGATAAAACGGTCACGCTGACCACTGACTGGCAAACCATCACCTGGGAAACCGGATTGACGGCTGCCGGCGCGGACGGGCAGAACTTCAAACTTTATTCTCATCCGACAAACGGTGAAATCTGGCTCGATTCCGTCCGGGTGTTTGATATCACCGATGAAACCAACATCAAGGCGACCAGCGATGCCGTTTCATCTCTGACCGGGACGGTGACGAACCAGGGGAACACCCTGACATCACAGGGGCAATCCATCACGGCGCTGAATAACGCGCTGGAAGGGGTCAAAGGCGATGTGGCGAAGAAGGCTGATGCGTCGGCGGTCAGTTCACTGACCAACCGGGTTACCCAGACTGAAAAGGATATCCGTAGCCAGGCCGACAGCCTGACCAGCCTGAATACATCGCTGAAGCAGCAGGCGACACGGGGAGCCAACGTACTGCCGGACGGCAGTTTTGAATCCTATGCCGTCGGCGATGTTCTCAGTAATGCCCGCGCCGTTATCACCAGTGAAGCTGCGCACAGCGGGACCAAAAGCCTGCGTGTTACGCGCAGTACGGAGTACAACCCGAACGCGACGGATAATAACGATACCCATATCTTTTCAGGCATGCAGGTTCGCGATAACGCGGTCTATTACGTGGAGGCGTGGGTTAAGTTGCCGGCTGGCTCGACTGCCGATCCGTCCGTTTATATGGTGCTCGGATTTTCCTTCCAGGATTCTGCCAGTGGCTGGTCGTGGCCTGGCCTGAACGTGAAAGTCTCCGGGTTGTCGGTGGACAACTGGACAAAAGTCAGTGGCTATCTGACCAACAACCGAACCGCGCTGAAACAGGCAATGGTGAGGATCTCCATCCCGAATACACCAAAAGTTCGCCTGGGTGACGCCTTCCTGATTGATGATCTGATCATCACTGACGTGACCGATGCGAAAGCGGCGCTCGATGCCGCCGATGCGAATGCGCAGGCGCTTTCCAGTCTGTCCGCGTCAGTCACGCAGAACGGGAAGAATATTACGTCTCAGGGCAGCGCGATCACGAAACTGCAGTCGGATGTGACGCAACTTGGTAAGGATATCAGCGGCAAGGCCGATGCCAGCGCGCTGACGAATCTGACGACCCGCGTGACGGCTACCGAAGGCAGCCTGAAATCGCAGGGAGACAGCCTGACCAGCCTGCAGAACAGCCTGAACACGACCAACAGCAAGAAGGCTGATGCAACGGCGCTGCAGAGCCTGCAGAACACCGTTGAACAGCATGGCAGGGATCTGACCACGCAAAGTGGGGCGCTGACCAGCCTGCAGAACAGCCTGAACACGACTAACAGCAATGTGGCGAAGAAGGCTGATGCAACGGCGCTGCAGAGCCTGCAGAACACCGTTGAACAGCATGGCAGGGATCTGACCACGCAAAGCAGCGCACTGACGAACCTGGAAAACAACTTTTCCTCCCTGGCCGTGGGCGGGACCAACCTTATCCGCAATGCGGACACACTGGAGGGCTGGAGCAGCCGCCACGCCACAGAAACCTATCTGGGCGACCGCGTGGCCTACACCCGGCTGGCGAAAGGTGCATCCGGTTATACCCAGCTGGATGAACAGACGCTGGATGTTACCGGTCGTACTGAATTTGTATTCAGCTTCTATGCGAAAGGTGCCTATAACGGACAGGAAATGGCGAGTTATTTTTATAACCCGTCGAACACTACCACCACGGAAACCAGCCAGGGGGTTAAAGGCGGGGCCGGTGACGGCAAGGCGGTCACGAAACTGACCACCGCATGGGCGCGTTACTGGGTGAAATGGGTTATTCCTGCCACCAGTGGCACCAAACGGCTGATTGCCGCGCGTCTGGAAAGCGCGACGTCTGCCGACAAAGAAGTCTGGCTCTGCCGCCCTCAGCTGGAAACCGGGACCGTGATGACCGACTGGTCACCGAGTCCGGATGATGCGGCCAGCGGTATTACCGCGAACACATCGGCCATTAACAGCCTCACCAGTCGGGTGACGAATGCCGAGGGGCAGCTGACCGCGCAGTCTCAGAGCATCACGAATCTGCAGAACAGCCTGAACACCACCAACAACAACGTGGCACAAAAGGCCAGCGCGCAGTCGGTGAGTGATCTCACCAGCCGGGTCACCAGTGCGGAAGGCAAAATCACCTCCCAGGGGCAGGCTATCACGAAGCTGCAGGGCGATTTGAGCAGCACCACCGATAAGGTCAACACCAAAGCGGATCAGACGGCGCTTAACGCGCTGACTGGCCGGGTGGAGAAAACCGAGGCAGGCCTCACGGCAGCCAACAGCAACATCGTCAGCCTGACGGCAGCGGTGAACGCCGGGAATGCTGCCGGGGATGATTACATCCCAAACCCGTCATTTGACCCGGCGTATGACCGCATGGGTTATGACGTGGTGGAGACCACTGCTGCAGGTGTGCCGGCTGACTGCCCGTTCAGGTATGCCGTCCGGCTGGCCGGGCGAGACCATGTGCCAAAAATCAACAACATCGCCGTGACACCGGGCGACGTTTACGAAATGTCTGCTCTGGTAGCGTGTGGTACCGGCAGTGCTGACTTTAACTTCTATATCGGTCGGGCCACCACTGCTACTGGTGGTATTGGGGCGAGAGCGTCCGGGGGCAACACCAGGACCACCACCGCGTGGAAACGAGCCACCTGGCGCTTTACTGTGCCGGCAGACACGAACTTCCTGCGACCGTTCCTGCAGGTTAATCAGAGCAGCCCGTTCGGCACTGTCTGGTACGCTGCCGACTGGCATATGCGTAACGTGACGGCGGCGAACAGTGCGCAGAAAACCGCAGATGCGACCGCAAAAGCGGTGGATTCACTGACCACCACGGTTAGCCAGCAGGGCGATACGCTCAGCAGCATCGGCACGCGGACCACCTCGCTGGAGAACAGCCTCCGGTCGACAAACGATACGGTGAGTAAAAAGGCTGACACGACAGCGGTGACGCAGCTGCAGGGCACGGTGACGCAGCAGGGGAATGACATCGCGGCAGCCAACAGCGCGCTGACAAAACTCAGCAGCGATCTGGCCACGACGAATGCGAATGTGAACAAAAAAGCGGACGCAAGCGCGATGAACACCCTGCAGAACCAGGTCACGGAGCAGGGCAAAACACTCAGTGCGCAGGGGGATTCTCTGACGCAACTGAGTAACAGCCTGAGCCAGACGGCAGCGGATATTGACGCCAGCGGGAAAATGCCGGGCAACCTCATTGTCAACGGCAGTTTTGAGCGCGGCGCGGCGGGCTTTACCGGCTGGAGCAGTACCGCGACGGTGGCCGATTTACAGGTTCCGCATTCGGGTAACAAGGCGCTGAAAATGTCCGCCGGCCAGTCGAACCTGGTCGGGCAGGAAATCAGTATCACGCAGGGCCGTACCTACCGCATGGGGGTATGGGCGAAGCAGGACCCGGGAACCACGATTAAAGATGCGGGTAACACGAAGTTTCGTGTGGCCGACAGCACTGGCCTGCTGGTCGGCTCAAACTACGGACCGTTTAGTTCTGGCTGGCAACTGGTAACGTTTGACTGGAAAGCCACGAAGACCACGACGGCCAGTTTCCAGCTGACGACCTTCCTCAGCGCGGGGGCAATGTATTTCGATGATTTCCATGTCCTCGATGTTACGGATGAAAAAGATATCGCGGCTAATGCCGGGGCCATCTCTCAGATGAATACCCGCGTCACCGCTGCTGAAGGGGCTATCACCACCCAGGCGCAGCAGCTGACGAAACTCAGCGGCGATCTGGCCGTCACGAATGCGGCGGTCAGTAAGAAGGCCGAGCAAAGCGCTGTCACCGGGTTGACCACCCGGATGACGTCTGCCGAGGGTAAACTGGATTCGCAGTCGCAGCAGCTCACCAGTCTGCAGAACAGCCTGACCACGATGAATACTGAGCTGGGTAAAAAGGCTGACACGTCCGCGGTGAGTTCACTGACCGGTCGCGTAAGCCAGGTGGAAAACACCATCACCAGCCAGTCGCAGAGCATCACGTCGCTGACCAGCACCATCAATACCATCCGCACTCAGGGAGCTAATCCGTGGGTTGACGGTACGTTTGAAAGCTACAGCGATGGCCAGGTGCTGGGCGGGAACGGCACAGCCGTTGTGGTGGCGTCTCAGAAATTCACCGGCGGTAAGAGCCTGAAGTTGAGACGGGATGAGAACAACAGCGGCAACAGTGATAAACAGCTTGGCACCTGGCAGTCAGTCCGTGAGGACGCGAAGTTCCGGTTTGAGTTCTGGGCCATGATGCCGGCGGATCAGGCGCCCTCCTCCGGGTGGACAACGCTGGTCGGTATCCAGTCGCAGAATGCTGCCGGGCAAAATGCGTGGCAGGCGGCGGTCACTGTCAGCGAAGCCTCTCTGGGCGCGCGCGATAAGTGGGTGAAATTCACGGGGATCGCCAGTAACAACGGGGCAGGCAGAACACGCGCGGTGGTCTGGATCTCCACCCGTGGCGCCACCGGCAACGGTACCCCTGGCTATTCACTGTATATCGACGATCTGGTCATCACGGATGTTACCGATGCGAAAGCGGCACAGGATGCCTCTGACGCGACGGCGAGCGCCGTGAGCGGCCTGACGGCGCGCGTAACGGATGCCGAAGGGAAAATCACTGCCCAGGCGCAGCAGCAGACGGCACTGGCCACGAAAGTGGATAACGCCAACTCCCGCGTCGATAACATGGCGAAGACGCTGAGCGACAGCCAGAGCACACAGGCCAGCCTGAATACCTCGCTTCAGTCGCAGATTGACGCGCAGGCGGCCGCCAACATCAAAAACCAGACGACGCTGGACAACACGATTAAATCGGTGGCCAGTATCACCAGTACCCAGCAGACGCATGCAACGGCACTGGAGGCGCTGGCAACGCAGCAGACGACCCTGACATCCAGTGTCGGGGATCTCAGCGCTTCCGTTCAGAACACCGCTAAAACCGTGGCGGATGTGAATGGTACGGTGAGTTCGCTGTGGTCGATGAAGGTTGAGACGGTTAACGGGAAGAATGTTGGCGCGGGGATTACGCTGGGCAGCAATGGTGAAACAAGCGATATGATCCTCTACGCCGACCGCTTCTCGCTGTTTAACCGTAACAATGCGACGGCAGTGCCGGTGATGATTGCCGAAGGCAATGAACTGTATATCGATACGGCACGTATCAAAAACAGTTCCCTGACCTCAACCAAAATCGCGGACGGTTCCATCACGAACGCGAAGATCGGCAACGAGATCCGCTCGAATAACTTTGTTGACGGGTCGCAAGGCTGGCGTATCGCCAAGGATGGCTCTTCGCAGTTCAATAACGTGATCGTTCGTGGCAGGGTCGAAGCGAATAGCGGCGTGTTCCGTGGCACTGTCCAGGCGGATGCGTTCATCGGTGACATTGCGGTGGCAAAAGGTTACGACAGCCTGACCTTCCGCCGCAACCAGACGGTACAGCGGAACGGTGCGTATCAGAACAGGGGGTATAGCATGACAGTGGTTCTGGCCTGCACCCTGGTGTGCCAGACCTATGGGACGGGCAGTGGCCTGGGGTATACCTCTGATATTACGTTCAACATTGGTGGGCAGGAGGTAACCCGCCGTATCTTCGTCGATGCCGGTAATATCACAGCTGGCACCACGGCCTTTGAATTGCGGTTTGCCGCGCGCCTGGATGCTGACTACAACAATGTCGGCTTCTTTATCAAGGCTACAGGTCGAAATGCCGCGATTGATTACACCTGCACAGTCGAGAACATCACCGCAACCGCCTTCCGAACGGACAGCAGTTCATTTAGCTAACAGAGGCCCCGCCAGGGGCCTTTTCTTTTTCCAGGGATAATCATCCAGGAGGAACTTTATTATGGCGATGTATGAAGTCGGTACCGTCACGGGTGCAGCGTCGCAGGCACGGGTGACAGGTGCGACAACAAAGTGGTCACAGGTGGCGCTGGGGATACAGCCGGGGTCGATTCTGGTGGTCTACCGCAGCGGTAGTGCTGACCTGTATGCGATCAAATCCGTGGACAGTGACACGCAACTGACGCTGACCCGGAATATCACCACCGCATTTTCCGGCGCCAGTTACGGCATTATTACCGCTGAAACCGCCAGTACCTCGTCGTTTGCTAACCAGCTGGCCAGCGCATTTGCATTCTGGCGTAGTGTGGTGGAGGGCTGGTCGATGGCCCTGACCGGCAGCGGCAATATCACCCTGACTGACCCGATCACCGGAAAGCAGGTGACCGTACCGGCGATAGCCGGGATGGCGAAGGCATCGGATCTTAACGCGCTGGCAAAACTCACTGGAGGAAACGACCTCGCCGGCTCGCAGGTTATAACCAGCGATAATGCCGGTTTTATTCTTGGCAGGAACAACGATATTGGACTGGTCAAAAAATCAGGCACCTACGGGAAGCTGATGGTAGGCAGCGGAACGCGCTTCAGCGTGGTGAAAGGAAATAAGGCGACCATCAGTCCTGAAGATACCCAGACGGAGATTATGGGGGTCGATAGCGCCGGCAATCTGGCTGTTCCGGGCAACATCAGCGCGGGGAAATACTTTGCGCAGGCCATTGAGCTATCGATGAGTACGCCATACATCGACTTTCATTTCAACGATAGTACCGCCGATTACACAACACGGCTTATCGAGAACGTAGCAGGTGAGCTGACTCTCGAAGGGGCCTTTATGTGTAAAAAGCATCTATACGCATGGGGAGCACTCATGGCGAGAAGCGTTGCCCCGAGCAATCCAGTGAATGGACAACTGATCACCGGCGCACCGTTCCAGTCGATGATTCAAGGGCGTGGCGGCTTTGGCGATGCCCGTGGTGCGGTAGCAAACTATTATGTTGAGGAGTCTGTGGGTTCGGAGCACAGGGCGGTTGTCTATCTCGATGGTTATGGCCGAACTGATGCATGGATCTTCCGCGCTGGCGGCACCATTTCCACTGGCAAAGGGGACGTCCTGACCACCGGCTCAGACGTGCGGCTGAAAGAGGATTTTACGGAATCTCAGGAAGGTGCCTCCAGGCGCATTAACGCGCTGGGGGTATGCGAGTTCAACATGAAGGGCGAAACGCGCCGGAGGCGTGGTTTTATCGCTCAGCAGGCTGAAAAAGCTGACGATCTGTATACTTTCCTCGGCATCGAGCAGGAGATTGATGGCGAAAAATTCAGGGTGATGAATGTGGATTACACGGCAATCATTGCCGATCTGGTTACGGTGGCGCAGGGTTTACTGGTTAAAAATCAGGAACTGGAAAGGCGTATATCTGTGCTGGAGGGAACTTGATTGTCCTGTGATTAGCTGCTGGAAAAATAACTGAATAAAAAAGGCCCCTGCAATGCAGGGGCCTTTTTTTATGTGGTTTATTTTTTTTCTAACTCTGACTCAAGCAACTCTTCAATTTTTTTCATTAAGCTGGATGGTATCTTTCGGTTATCAAATTTTAAGGTAACGTAGTTACCGTTATATTTCGCAACAACCCCTTCACCATATGCTTTTTCGGTCTTTTGTGTATCTTTTGCATTGGTCTTAATAAAATCCTGTAATGCTTGGATGATCCGCATAGGTTCGAACTTTTCACCCTGCTTCTTCATGCGTAGCAGCTGCTGCGCCGCATCGAGCATAGCTTTCTCGTTTCCCTGATATATCTTGAACAAGTCATGCCCCGCACGGGCTGATAGCTCACCAGGATGTTGAAAAATGGCGATGATATCTTTAGGCAGGCCAGCTGTGTTGATACAGCGGGTTATGATATTGCGGTCCACTCCTTCCGCCTCAGCTAAAGCTTTTACGCTGCCGTCAAAATCTTTCAGGCGGCGCTGATATTTTTTCCCCCGCTCATATGCGCTGGTTGGTCGATAATCGTTGCCGATTTGAGAGAGCCACTGCATTTGTTCGTCATCGAGATCACCGACTAATACGCGATAATCGCAACCTGTAATGATGGCTGTTTTTCGGCGCCGAGAACCATCAGCAACCTCTATGATGCCTGCAGTTTTGCGAGCGAACGCCGGGTTTTGCTGCCCCGAAGTGAGGAATGACGGAACGAGGTCGGCCAAGGACGTTTCGTTGAGCAGGTCTTGATCACGTTCATTACCGAGCCAAACCATCGTCGCCATTTCAACTTTATCCGCTGGGATAGTTTCCAGCTTAAAGTTTACGTTACGTCCACACACAGGCAGCATAATACTGTTTCCCGATAATGAACTAAGCTGGCGTTGCAAATCACCCACCATCGGTGACACAGGCTGTGATGCGGGCGCCTGGTGCGTCTTGCTCATAATGCTGTCGATGTTGGGGGCATTTTTTAAAATAGAGCGCTGTTTCACAATTAGTCCTCCCAACGAGGTTTAATCAAGTCATCGAAAATTTCTTGGCAAACAGGCTCCCAAATAGAGACTGCATTTCGCCATGCATTAAGCGTTGAACGCTGGTTCGCGGCCTGTTCAAATACTGTGCGCATTTTTATTTGGCCCTTTCCTACCTCATCCGTCACTCGGACAACCTGACGCAGGACCATCGATCCCCATGTGTTTCTGATTTGCTCTTCCATCCAGCGTGATTGATTACCAGTGGTCAGACTGTATTTCGTTAGTAACAGCCGTACAACTGGCTCAAAACCACCTAAATCAACGGTTTTAAGAAGGTCCAGAAGCATGGTGAAGAACTGCAGAACGGATGAATAATCAAATAGCTCTGCAGGGGTAGCCACGACGATAATATCGGCTGCGCAAACAACATTAATCGTACCTGTCCCTAAGTTTGGAGCGCTATCAATGACGATGATGTCATAGTTATCCCATACGGATTCGATAGCGGCCCGTAGCATCAGGTGCGGAGGATGAGGTAGTTTTCCTTGGGCATGGTATTGCATCAGATCCGTTTCGATACGGTGCAGCGCCAGGCAGCTGGGGATAATGTCCAGACCTGGCCAGCAGGTCGGTTTTATAGCGTATTCCGCATTATCACGCTCACCAAGGTAAAACGGGAGCAAAGTATCCTCGGCATGGATGTGTAAATCCGGTACATAGCCGTGATACATCGAGGCGGTCCCTTGCGGATCGTTACCTTCAATGAGTAGCACTCGGTGACCTTGCAGAGCTAACCATTGAGCTTCATGCACTGCAGATGAGGTTTTATAAACGCCGCCTTTGTGCGACATCACAGCTAACACAGCTGGGTTTTTGTCTGCAGGCCGTTGATTCGGATTGCCGAAAATGCTGCGCATATGGCTAATCTGGTCGATGGTATAGCCGGCGCGACGTTCAACGCGACCGCGTAACTCAAAATCAGGTGGTGGTAGTCGCCCATTTTTTTCAGCATCCCTAATTGCTTGCGGCGAAACGCCGATTAAATCAGCAACCTCGGTTATCCCCCAGCGACGAGTGATACGGCGAGCCTCGGGGCTATCATCACCAAATTGAGCTATAGCAATGGCCTGCGTCATCTCCTGCCCGCGGCTGATACATTCATGCAGTAAATTAATAAGCGACATTCCAATCCCCCTTGAGGAGTAATTTTCCTTTATGTTTTTTATCGTACTTTATGTATTTAACGCAAAGCAACGTAAAAAACGCAAAGTTGATGATAAAACGCAAAGTTTATGATTTAACCTACAGAAACAGGCTTTTAGCGTACTTAGCCAATGCATTATGAGTAGAAGGTAAGTTAGAAGAAGAAGCAAAAAAACCTAACTTTATGTTTTTTATAGATAAAATTTTCACCTACCTTCAACTCTATCGGAAGATAACAGGCCGCTTTCGAGGACCTTTTTATCTAAAGGTAATCAACCGATAAATAGACCACAACAACGTAACACTATCAGAAAATATAAATACAAAGAAAACTCCAGGCTTCCCAACTCCTTAAATTGATCACTAAAACC